CTTCGTGAGCACGATACATTCCTTCTAAAGGAGTATAGAGTGCGTGGCCGACCTCATGACCCATGAATAAGTCATAGAGGTAGCCAGAAATGTTTTTATCAAGCATGGGCACAGTAAGTGTCCGTGTTTTGACATCGAAAGACGCAGTTGATACATTGCGCTGTTCGACAATAAGATTTTCAGTTGCCATTAATTTGGCAAGTAATGATTTAGATTGAATAAGTTCCATATAATCTCCGAGTTAAGAGAACCATTATACTACAAGGAAAGTCTACCGTCAACTTTTCTTTTTATATGTGTTGTACCGGGACAACACTTTACGATATTGCTTCACCATGGGTAGAATGGTATCGTAATCCAGACCAAATCGTGTTACCAATTCTTTTTTGAGACTGGTACTCATATACGCTTGAACTTCATCACGCACAACATTTACACCATAACCCATTTCTTTAAGTTTATTTACAATCTTAACATATGAAGAACGGTATTGTTTGTGAAATGTATAATTTAAATCCAGCATTTCTTCTTTGTATTGTGGATTCATAAAATAAAGTGCATGAGCAATTTCATGGTCAATTACATTGATGTCACCTTTAACACCGCCGATAACATAAAAAGGTTCATTCATATTTAATTGAATAGCTACTTCTTGTGCTAGTGCAGTTTCCCATTTTGTCTTATCTGATGCGTGTTGATAAAACCATTCAGTAAAAACATTTCCTGGAATGTTGAAACCCGACCATTCATGAAAATAATCGATTCGACCTTCTTTGTCCATGTAAGCATCAATAAAATCCTCTAGTGTAAGATACTTTCCATTTACTTTTGCTGGGCCTTCATAAAATTCTTCAACACGGCAAAATGACAAAGCTAACTCTTTTTGTGTTTTGTACTCTAAAAGTAAGCAATTTTTAATTGGTTGACTAGATTTAAACATTTTACTCATACATTTCTTTCATTTTTTGATAATTTGCTGAATCTTTTTCAAATCCGCTCATGACTGCCCACTTGCGAGTAACGATATCGAGCGCTTTCCATGCAGGAATTTCTTCATCCGCTACTTTTGCTGACATCCACAAGTTGTATTCTTCTTCATACATGATTTTTTCCTTCGGTTTTTTCAAAAAAGTTGTGCTCGATAGCAGCGGCTAGCTCATCGGCAAGCTTCGGATTGAATTTTACGAGAAAATGTGCTACATCATCAACAGGCACATGACGTAAATTGAACATAATTTCATCAATTCCTCTTAAAATTGCAGTTTCTTCGTGTTGTGATAACATTTTTTCACCTTACATATCATAAAAATGGTCAATTACTACAAAATTCTTGTTATTTGCTTTTGCTTTACCAATTGATTCAAGCCATTTCAACTCTTTTTGCAAATCTTCTTCATTCAAAGTGTCGAGGTAATCATAATAATCGTCAAATTCGCTCATCTTCGCATACTCGCAATGTCTTTTGCTTCATTATCTGTAAAAATTGGCACGGCATTTGATTTGTGCATAGTACCAATGCCTTTGATTTTTTCACCTGTATAAGAATTTCCGAATTTCTTAACACAAGCAACAAAACCTGTATCCAAGGACGCAACTTCTGGAGTTTGTCTATGAAAAGAAGCCATAGGTTTTAATGGCAATTTCTTTTTTATAATAGGAGAATTGGAATACCGTTTTGATGATAATTTATTGATAGCAGCCAACCACTCTGCTTTTTGCTCTTGTTGAGCTTTAGATAATTTCTTAGGTTTGGATTTTGGAATGTAACCGTATATCATAATAAACAATTCTCCGAGTTAGAGAACCAATTATAATACAGGTAGAGCTGGATGTCAAGCGGATCTGTTGTATGGAAACAACAATACCTTTTTATCAAAGGCGGACATACCTACTTATAAGAAAAAATCACAAATTTCTATTTTCTTCTGGTAAACTTGCGTCATCCAAATGACTTAGTATTTCCTCTACATCACGATTCTTCATTTTTTTAATTTCAGAATGTTCATTGCGATGTTTTCGCTTTGGCATATAACTGTAATCTTCATTATAATCTTGATTCTTTCGGAACTTACCTACAAACTTAGTCACTTACATCTCCTATTTCATGGTTTCAAAAGTAATGCCTCGAATTTTAGTTTCTGGCATATTATGCATATCCTCAGGTGAGATATAAGTAATCTCGGCCCCAGGATAACAAATTTTTACAATTTTGAGTAGTTGGCAGACTGTGCCATCGGAATCATTGAATGTCATAACTTCGTCAACAAATTTTAAACTTTTTATAATTTCTCTGCGAGTGTCATAGTTTTGTACAAAGCCGCCTTCTGCCCACATCATCCACCAATCACTATGTACGCCGACAATTAGCCAATCACCTTTATGGTGACATTTTTTAATGTAAAGCAAATCATCAGATGATAGTGGATCAAAAGTGCCACAGATGACAACTATTTTTTCTGGCTCTTGCATTTATGGTAATAAGTTTGGAAATGCCTCTTTAACAAATTTATAATCTAAACCTTTAACGCCTTGATTTTTTTGGAAGATACCAATGATAACTTCCGCTTCACGGGGTTCTAGTGATTCTAAGAGCTGAATTAACAATTCATTTCTCTTTCTAGGTGTCAATCTTTCTGCTGCAGGATTACCTTTTTGAAATAAGTATAATTTTCTTAATTCAGAAGATAATTGTGTTACACCAAGACCCGGTAAATTATCGGAAGGAACCTTATAGTTGTCTGGCATTTCTGTAATCAACCATTGAAATGCTGGATGATACGTCAATTTTAAAACTTCTACCAAAGTCGAATTAAGATTCTTACCAATTACATCTAATCTTTCTTTTTTACCTGTTGCTTGTTCAAACTCATCAAATATTTCAAACATATTTTTCATCAGAATTCCTCTATCACTTCCATTAAGTTCTTTAGTTTATGCTCAATAAAATAATTTAGCAATTTGCCTTTAGCAGGCTTTGTTTCTTCATAGGTATTTATAATTTTAGTTTTGATGTCCTCGGGAATAAAAGAAAGGTCAATGAGTGTAGCATTACGAATAAAGTTCGCCTTGATGGTCTCCTCTTGTTCCAGGTAACTTTCCGCCAATAGTTTATCTAACACCTTTTGTGTGATAGGTTTCTGTCTTAGGTCACGGACAAAACAATCGCCAGGAGAAAATACATTAGGAATACCATCACCTTTATCGCCACGAATAATCTTTTCTTTTAACTCCATAATTGGATTTTTAGATATCACATATTTCTTTTGTGATGGATTATATTGTTTAACATTGGGATAGTTTTGTAATTGTAGAAAGTCACCATCACTTGATAGAATCAAAATCTTTTCATGTTTAGATTGACGTGGTACTAGTGTGCCAATAATATCATCTGCTTCGGCGCCCTCAACATCCAATACTTTGTATGGGAAATTATCTTTGAGTTCTTGTTTGAATTTACCAAGCATATCAAAGATTAAATGCCAATCTAAATCGGATTTATCACGGTTCTTTTTACGGTTTGCTTTGTAGAATGGAAAGAAATCTTTACGCCAGTATTTACGATTATCACAACATAATACCACTTCACCGTATTCTGCTTTAAAATTCTTTACATGATTACGGATAATATTTAATACCATGTGGCGGATTAAATGTTCATCCAGTTTGCCTTTTTGATTGGCAATTTGTGCCATAAGGCCGGCAAGCAATACCTGATTTAAGTCAATGAGAATCATACCAAACTTTCAATAGTTTCAAAACTCTATTATATCACGCTTCTTGTAGTTTGTCAAATATACGTTGTATAAAAGCACTAGAAGTGGTAGTCTTACGGACAACCATACCAAACCATTGTTGTGGTATTAAATTGGAGATATATTCGTAAGGGTCTACAAATATTGCTTCAAATCGGTCAACCTCATATAACTTGTCATTTTTGGTATCGTCTTTGAATAAGATTACTTCGTAGGTGTGGCCCATTTCATTACCACCAACAGGTTCACCTGGATTCTTTAATTGATTAGCCTCTATGTGGATTTCACCTTCTTTTTCAGTAGGCATAAAAAAGATGGCATCGAATGGTCCTTCAGGATCATTCTTTAATTTTTGAAGATAGTCTAGCATTGTATTCCTTGATGTGTGATTTTCTCACTCGTACCATAATCCAAGTGTTGTAGTATTCATCCGTTTCCATAACGCCACGGACAAATTGCTCTTTTGCTTCGAGATAACCACATTCGCCTTTGGACCGGCAAAGATGTAATATTTCACGGGTGAATTTGTCATGACCCAATGATAACACATCTTTGCTTAGTTCGGCACTACTTCCATAGTAAGTTTGCCAATCACTAAATGCTTTATACCGTTTTTTCTTACCTTTGACTTGTCTGGTTTTGGTAGAATAGAAAAATTTCTTACCTATGTACTTTTTGTTATTCGTTGTATTGATAATCAAGTATACGAATCCGTAATTATCACCAATCAAGTCTTCCGTAAAATCAGTATTATTATATTGCCAGTTTATTCCCATTCCTCATTATCCAAATCGTCATCATCCTCTATATAGTCCTCGGATAATTCATCGATTTGTTCGCCACAGAATGGGCAATGCTCTGGCAAGTCTTGAGATACTAGTTCTTCCATAAATGCTATGCTATAAGATGATTCACAACTTAAGCATTCTCCTGATAATTGTTTTTGTGTCATTGTAAACCTTTAGTGAGCCCAAACATCACCCCAATCTCCGGACAAAGAACCTTTTGCATAATCGGTTGCTCTATTCTCAAAGAAGTTTGTATGTGTTGGTGCGTTAATCATTTCTTCTACCCATGGTAAAGGATTTCTTTTCACTTTAAACTGACCTTTAAGACCGAGAGAAATCAATCTGCGGTCAGCGATATAACGAATATATTTTTTAACATCTTCTGATGTCAAATCTTCCATTGGTCCCATTTGAAATGCTAGGTCAATAAATTTATCTTCTAATTCAACCATTCTTTCAGCAATGGTGTATAAACGACCTTTGAGTTCATCATTCCAAATCTCACGATTTTCTTCAATGTATGTACGGAACAATTTAATCATGTTTTCGGTATGTTGAGTTTCGTCAACGATAGACCAAGTAACAATTTGACCCATGCCTTTCATTTTACCGTGGCGTGGAAAATTTAACAACATAATAAACGAACTAAACAGTTGCATACCTTCGGTGAAAGCAGAGAATGTTGCAATATGTGTAGCCGTATTTTCTTTTGTTGTATTTTTAGAAGAAATGTCCATTACATAGTCGTGTTTCTCTTTCATTTCAGCATATTCCATAAACTCATTGTATGTTGTCTCTGGTAAACCAAGAGTTTCAATTAAATGAGAGTAGGCCGCAACGTGCAATGCTTCACGAGCAGCAAAGCCCAATAACATCATACGAATTTCAGGCTGTGGGAAATATGGAAGATAATTATTTACATAACCACCTGCCACATCAATATCGCCTTGAGTAAAGAAGCGGAAGATATGTGTTAGAAATTGTTTTTCTTCTTTGCTTAATTTCTTTTTCCAATCCTTAACATCTTCAAGCATTGGAACTTCTGAATGCAGCCAATGTGATTGTTCGTGCTTCAACCAGGCATCATATGCCCAAGGATAGTTGAATGGTTTGAGGTATGTTCGTTCATCTGTTAAATTTAATTCTGTTTTCTTAATCATTTCATCCTTCGCAAGCAATACAGTCGTTACCTTGAGCAATTTGTGTCATGTCAATTTCCTTAATAATTTCACGTTGAATTTTCTTAGACACTTTATCTGCTTTACCTATTTTTTCTGAACGGCAATAGTATAGAGTTTTCAATCCTTTTTTCCATGCCATAAAATGAATAGCATGAATATATTTGATATGTACATCTGGTCTAAAGAACAGATTTAATGATTGCGCTTGGTCAATATACACTTGACGGTCTGCAGCAAGGTCAATAACCCATCTTTGGTCAATTTCCATAGAGGTTTTGAAAACGTCACGCTCTGCATCAGAGAGTATATCGAGATGCTGACAACTACCATCATTGGCAATAATACTAGACCAAGCATCAGCGTAAGCTTGTTCATCTTTTAGTTTCTCCTTTAGAATTTTATCTAACCAACGGTTTTTATTTAAAAATGATCCCGATAAAGTATCCTGACGATAAGCATTAGCACGATAGGGCTCAATAGATGGACTGGTATTACCCATAATGATGGAAGATGAGGCATTAGGAGCAATGGCCATAACATGACTGAACCTGCGGCCAGTGCCAGCAGCGTCAGGAGCTTCACCACGTTCTTTACCCAATTGAAGATTTGCAACATCTAGTCCTTCCCGAATTGTTTTAAAGATTTTATTATTTGCAACTTTCGCCATGACGCCTTCGAAAGCAATTCCATTGCGTTGTAAGTAAGCATGAAACCCAAGAGCGCCAATACCAATGCTTCGCTCACGTTCAGCAGAATATTTTGCTCTTGCAATGGCATCAGGAGCGTTA